AAAGTCATGGATTTCTTCCAAGATCGTGCTGATAAGAAGCACGAGTTAGCGGTGATGACTAAGGCGGCAGAAATCCAACTGGATAGGACTGCGATAGATGCGAACATTAGAGAAGTTGAGACTATACACGAACACGATGCCTCTCTTGACGGGGGTGGCTTCATTAACGCTCTCCGTGCTAGTGTACGTCCTGTTATCACTTATCTTTTTATGGCCTTATTTATAGGGGTTGAAGTTACTACATATATGCTCCTATTGGACAAAGGTATTGAGCCAGGGGATGCACTTATTAATGTTTGGAACGATGAAGTTATGGCTATGTGGGCCGCAATCTTGGCCTTCTGGTTTGGTGGTAGGCAGTTTAGGAAGTGAGAACTAATGCAGAAGGTATTAAGTTGGTTAGTGATTTTGAGGGATTTCGTCCTCAAGTTTATAGAGACAGTGGTGGGATTCCTACTATTGGTTACGGTTCTTGTTTTACTCCTAATGGCTCTAGGGTTACAATGGATCATGGAGAAATTACACACGAAACAGCAATTAGTTATCTTGAGTTCGGCCTACAAACGGCTGAACAAGCGATTGGACGATTGGTTAGTACCCCTCTGACACACAACCAATTCTCAGCTTTAACATCGTTTGTGTACAATGTTGGATCAGGGAACTTCCAAAGAAGCACCATGAGAATGAAAATAAACAGAGGAAGTTTTGTGGATGCTAGTAACGAGTTCTGGAAGTGGCGTAGAGCCGCTGGTAGAATACTAAAGGGTTTGGTGAGGCGTAGAGAAGCAGAGCGTAGGCTGTTCACAAAGAAGGATATATAGAATGAGTTTTCGTACAGTTATAGATAGTGTGCTTACTAGGATGCGAGAGGACACCATAGGTTCCGACTGGACAAGCATCCTGTCTACTTCCTCAGAGACTGATGATTATCAGAAACTTATCGGTGAGTTAGTCAACGAGACTAAGTACTACATAGAGGACGCCTGGAATTGGGGTGTTCTAAGGACTATTGAGACAGTAACCACTGTAGCATCTACGGCTACCTATGACATGTCCGGTCTGGATAATAGGTCCCGTATCCTGCAGGTTATCGACAACACTAACGACCATCAATTGTCTCAGATTGGTGATAATGACTTTTATCATTTCACTTATGTAGGTACTACCCAAACTGGACAACCGACACATTTTAGACTTATTGATAACGACATATCGTTCTATCCCACCCCTGATGCGGTATATGACATTAAAGTTCACGCTATACAACCTCAGGATAGTCGTACACTAGCCGCAGACACCTTTAGTATTCCTGAACATTTAGTGATCCTAGGTGCTTATGCTCTGGCTCTTAATGAGCGAGGTGAGGATGGTGGTACTTTAAGTGACGTAGCTGCGACTAGGTTCGCCACTGCACTTACCGATGCTATTTCACATGATGAACTTCGGACTGTAGACGAGATAACTTGGTATGCCAGCTAAACCCACTACACCAGTAGTACTTAAGGGTCTAGGGTCTAAGGGACTTAATACACAATCTCAGAGTGCAACCCTATCCCCTGAGTGGCTTACTGTGGCTGAAAATGTAGTCTATGATCTTCAGGGTCGAATGGGGCCTCGTCAGGGTGCTAAACAGATTAGCAAGACCTTAGCTTCCTCAATCAAGTCCTTTGGTAACTACATTAAGTCAGATCGCACCAGAGAATTCTATGGTGGTTCAGGTGCCACTATAGTAAAACTGGACACAACGGTAACACCTAATAGTCTAACTACACAGTCCTTCGCAGGTACACCTCAAACCATTACCGATAGTAATTGGCAATGGATTAATTTCAATGATGAGTTCTGGGGTATACAAAGTGGACATAAGGTAATTAACTACGATGGAACTTCTTGGTACGATATTGATGATCTTAGTGCTTACGTTGCTGCTTCTGGAGTAACTACCTTTGACCCCTCATGTGGACTTGGTGACTTTGGTCGTATGTGGTACGGAGGTATTACTGAGGACGTAGGTACATTATACTACTCAGATAATCTCATTGGTGAGAAGTTGAACACCGGGGCTGCAGGTTCACTTGACCTTAAGACTGTGTGGGGTAACGATGAGATAATTGGTCTAGCTTCCCTTGAGGACAAGATCATTATCTTTGGTAAACAAAACATAGCTATCTACACAGGGGCCAATAATCCCTCGACAATGGTCCTTGATGACCTCATAAGGGACACTGGTCTCGCAGGTAGGGACAACATAGTCTACGTTGGGACCGACATCTACTTCCTTAGTTATGAGGGTCTTAAGTCCATAAAGCGTATCACTCAGACTGACGGTAAGTCTCCAATTGAGGATGTGTCGATAGCAGTAAGGAATGACTTAACGAGACTTATTGCCAAAGCGGACTTAGATACCGTAAAGAGTATCTACTACCAAAAGGAAGGTTTTGTTTTGACCTTCATGCCGGGATATAGCAGAACGTATTGTTTTGACTTTTCCTCTGGAAAAGGGTTGCCACGAATAACCACTTGGACCTTTACTGATGATCCTTTGTGTGGTGTCTCGACTATTGACGGTAAACTCTATATGGGTATCTCAGACTCCATAACTGAGTACGATGGTTATTATGACGTAACTATTGCAGATGTTACGGGGGCCTATGGTTCTGAGGGAGTTTGTGTAGCAGCTAGTAACACATGGGAAACATCTACTTGCTGGAGCTACACCAACAACGACTACAACTGGACCTTTCAGTCTCCCTGGATGGACTTTGGTGATCAAGTTTTTGCTAAGATACTCAAGAGGGGTCTATTCACAGTTACTGGTGGTCAAGGTGCTGCCTCAACGATTACTATCGCTAAGGACTACGAGGAGGACTCGACGTACTCTAAGACCTTTAACTTAGTGACCGACGCAATTACGTATCTTTGGGGTAGTGCGGCCTCACTATACGGTGCAGCTAAGTATGCACCTGCAGACGGACCAAAGGAGTACACATTACCTTTGGCACGTACAGGTAAAGTCATTAGACTTAAGATGGTTACTGAAGTTTCGGGGAATTACTCGAGTTTAGTGAATACTACATTTTTGACCAAACAAGGTAAAATTAGGTAAATAGGAAGAGGAAGTTATTATGGCAGATTGGTGGGACGTAGCTGGACAGGTAATTGGAGGTGGATTAAGTTGGCTTGGTGCTAGGGACAACGCCGATGCGGCTCTACAGGCCTCTCAACAGTCAGCCGATGCGATTACGGCTGCAGCCAGAGAGGCGACGAGGGCTGCTGAACCTTGGTCCATAGGTAGCCTTGGTGGTACGGCTCAGTTCGATGATGACACGGGTACTGGCTTACTGAACTTGTCCCCTGAGTTAGCCCAGGTGTACCAAGGTGCCTTAACTCGTAGTGGTCTATGGGGAGAACAAGCTCTTAAATATGGGCTAGACCCTTTTGAAGCTGCCAATACTTTTTATAATCAACAACAAGAGTACTATCAACCTCAGGAAGACAAACTACGTACTGACTTGGAGACACGTTTGTTGGCCCAAGGTAGGTTAGGTTCTACTGGTGGCGCTCATAACATGGGGCAACTTGAGGAAGCCATAGGACAAGGGCAGACACAACGTAGAACTCAGGCCTTCTCTCAGGCCCAGTCATTAATCAACAGTCTGCTTGGTAGAGAAAGTGGTGACATTGCTACAGCAACTGGTCTCCTTGACATACCACTTCAGTTGAGTAATGTTGGTAGAGGTATAGGCGGTAATTTGGGCGGCGTTGCGGCGGCGGGACTTAAGTCCAGGGCCGACGCAGCACAGAACCTTAGTGCCACTATGGCTGCAGGTGGTACCGGGTGGGGTAATGCCCTAACCGGACTTGGTGGTATGTTTACCAATAACTTTGAACGACCAAAACAACAACCAATCAACATTACCTTACCACGTGGTACATAAAAATGGCTATTGAAGGACTTACGGGAGGAGACATACCTCAGTGGCTAGAGGACTGGTTGTTGTTTTTAGGGGTTATGTCCCCTGAGGAAGCGACTAACGAGATTAGTGCTGTGAATGACACACAGAGTTCCAATAACAATGCGCGACATACTGCTATGGTCCCTTTGTCTGATGGTTCCGCTGATCTAAACAATGATCCTACTTATAACTCTAATTCAAATGTGTCCTTAAGTGACTTCTTCTCCTTGAACAACTTAGGTAAAAGTTTTACGGGTGCCTCTGATGACCTAAGTAAGGCCTGGGGGAACAATAACTTTAATACAAGTGATTTTATAAATGCCATAACTCCTGGTTTTATGGGGGGTAATACAGCAAGTAAACCTGGGTATTCAGTAACCCCATGGGATCAAGTTTTGTCTAATTCTACGACATTGTCTGGTGCCACAAGGAACGCACGTAATGTAGATGCATTTTGGTCCAATCAAAACTCTCCTATTATGGGTAAGTTAGCTGGACTTTCGGCGTTGGCAATTCCTGCGGCAAGTCTTATCCCTGGTGGTTCTTTACTGGGTCTTGCAGGTGGTCTGTTTAATGCTATGGGTGCATATCAAGACCCAAGTAAAGTTGAAGGTCCTTCCTATTACGATTGGGAAAGTGGTATGTTCGGAGGGGCACTTAACAGTGATACTCCAAGCGGTTATTTCTACCAAGAAGGTGCTAAAAATAATGCTAATTTTGCTGCAGAACTTGCAGCCTTAGACCCTGGATCACAATCACCAACGTCCTTAGGTTGGGCTTTAAATGCTGATCTTGCCGATGCCTTATCTCTTGGTTTAACACCGGACAATATGGCTTGGGGTACTGATTTATTTACTGAGGAGCCTCAGAACTATGGACAACAAATGTCCCAGTACGGAGTGACTAATGATGAAGCTATTAACTCCCTTTCGGCACAACGAGGTAACGCTTGGAACGCCTTCGCAGCTAACTTAGAAAGCCAAGACCCAACTATAGGTTATAATCAGTTGTCCGACTTAGCACAACAAGAAGCTCAGAATATGCAGGGAGAGGCTGAGGCAGCGGCTGAGTTGGCGAGTACCCTGCTGGGTGGTGAATCACAATGGACCGATTATGGCCCATCAGTGGGTGACGGTTCTTCTGGTGCGGGTGACTCACAAGGCGGTGGAAGTGGTGCGGGTGCCAGCCCATCTGATGATGGCGACAATGATATGGGTCCGTGGTGATCACTGATGCCTACTCATTCACAAAGGAAGATATAGACATGG